TTGGTATTGGTGCGAGTGGAACAAATGGTTCATTTGGACCAGGTCTGGGAGGTTCGGGCGGTACAATTGGAACATTAGGGACAACCTCTGGATCTGGCAGCGGAGGTATATTTGGAGCAGGAGGTGGAAACACAGATGACAGAACAAATGCCACACAAGGTGGATCCGGTGGTGGTGGTGGTGTTCGTATTGTATGGGGTTCACAACGACAATTCCCTAACGAACATGTTGCTACAATAGTTGATTATCCACCAATTGGATTAACAACAAGTACACTTGTTTCTTTGAGTTTTACGAGTGGTTCGGTTGCTTCACAACCTTATGGTAATGGTACGTATATTGGAAGGATTTCTTCAAGGTCATTAGGAAGTAATCAAGAGCCATATGATCGGACAGATGTTAATACTTTAAGAACTCGCACAGGATGTGGAACACAAGCATGGTATGCTGGTTCGTCGGGTGCATATATTGGAAGTTCTACAAATGGAACTTTAGTTGGAAGTACGACTTATAATGGCGAGTTTTTTCAAATACAATTACCTTCGTCTATACAATTAAATAATTACAGTATTTTACCAAGACTTACTAGTTCAACTGCATGGAATGCTTTATCTCCACGAGATTTTGTGATGTTGGGTAGTAATAATGGTAATACATGGGCATTGCTAGATCAAAGAAGTGATAAGTTAACGTGGGATGGTTATAATGTACAAACATTTACAGTGGGTTCATTTGTTCGAACAGGAGGTACATTGATTCAACCTATTGTTCCTTATTCGTATTATAGGTTACAAGCAAGCAGAATTGGGACTCAAGATAATGATACTACAAATTTTCAAACTAGATTGTTTATCAATCAATTATATTTTAATGGTTTGGAAACGACTTCACTTGCGTATCCCCCAGTTGGTCTTTCAACGTCACAAGGAACAATTACGGCATCATATGGAACAGGTATATATATAGCTACAGCAAGTACAACATTATCGACTAACAATCCATGGACCGCTTTTGACAATGATTCAAATACTTCCTGGATATCAAGCAATACAGTTTACAATGGAACTACGGGTGCTTATACAGGATCTGTGAGTACTACAGTTGGAAGTGTTGGATATTCCGGTGAATGGCTTCAATTACAAGTGCCAAGTGCCATTTTCCTTCATAGTCATACAATTTATCGTGATGCTCTCAATACTGTTCCAAGAAATTATATATTAGCTGGAAGTACGGGAGGTTCAGTGTGGTCCTTAATTCAAACACGTGGTAATTTGACTAATGCGGATTATAATTCAGGTGGAAGTTTACAAGGTTTATTTACAACTGCAGTGCCTGCATCATCCTCATTTTCGTATTTTCGACTTATTGTTCCACAGGTTAGCACTACGGATTTTAGTGGAACACAAAGGACATCTGTAAATATGAATTGGGTTCTCCGTGGTTCTACAACTCAGTAATAATGTCATTTTTACATACTGTTATACCATTTTGTGTAATTACATAATCTACTTTAACGTCATGTGGCTCAGATGGGAGTTCTAAGTTACTAACAAATTCTTTAAAAATAATTCCATATTTATGAACGTTTACGTAATTAGCTAAAAATGTATCATAAAAGCCACCTCCATATCCTAATCTGTTACCAAATTTGTCAAATGACACCCCTGGAACGAATATTAAATCAAATGTACTATAACGTATTTTGTGGTCACTGTGCAACACAAACTCCATATGTCTTGATTTTCTATCAATCACTTTGGGCACATAAAAGTTTTTCTCAGGATAAGCATCGATAATTAATTGAGCATTTGGCTCGAAATGGATTGATTTGAAAATTGCAATATGATGTTTGTCTTTTAATACATTGTTCCTTTTTATAACATTTAATATTTGTTGTGACTTTAATTCTGTGTTCAACCGGGTGTTTGCAAACCATTCATTTCGAAACGTAGTTCTCATAAGACTTTTGTAAAATTTTGATGACATTTAAATTAATTAATTAGTGTAAAAGCTAATTAAGTAATAAAAAATTCAATTAATTTAAAGCGAATGGTAGTTTTACTGGACTGGCCATATTAAGGAGATTCAGTCCTGTTCCAAAACCAACTCCAAATAGTGCTCCTTTACCAGCATCTTCGCGAACAAAAAGGTCAAGTACAAAGAGGCTTACAGCTGCAATGAGAGCAATAGCAGCAACTTCTTTCCAATCTCTATTTTTGTTTGGAAGAGCATAGGCTACAACTGCAATGGCGATACCCTCAATAAGGTATTTCAAAGTGTGTTCAACAGTAATGTGTTGTTTGACTTTATCGAAAATTTTGGACACTTCTTGTTTAATATCGTTCATTATTAGTTTTTATTATTTAGTTTAGAAAAAAATAATTTAAAAGCTTCCAATCTTTTTATAAAAATGCAATCAACAACAAATAGTGACACTTCAACAGACATTGATACAAAATTGAGTCTTTTAATGAAATCTTTGACAAATTTTTATAGTAATAAAAAGTATATAGATATGATGAAGAGTATTATTGATCAAAACAGTGTAATATCACTTAGAATATTAGATTGGTTTATAACAAATTATTCAAAAAAGTATAGAACAGTTATTCAAGCAAATAAAAGAACAATTGATGTTTACCAGCATTATAAGCTCCAATTAAAATCATTTAGCAAAGGTCAATTTGACCCGTTCTGTCGTAAGAATAAAATATTATTTTATTACACGGATGATGACTATATTGAGACCAGTTGTGGGCAACTTTGTTTCTTTAGATGGTGTTTCGAAAATGATATATTAACATATGTGAAAAATAATCTCAGTGCCATTGAACAAGACATGAAAAACTCATTAAAAGCAAAGAAATCTGAAAAACAAGATACATCAAAAAAACGTCAACCTCTCTCGATGAATGCGTCTAGAAGTATTCATAACCAGTATATTAAGTATACTGTTACGTTTGATTAATAGTTGTCATAAATTACACGTGTTTGTCAAATATTACAAAACAATGCAAAAAATAACATTAATTTGCTATTTTTTGCAAAATTTATTTAAAGATACAATATTATTACTTTTATAAACAAAACCCATGACAAATACACTCGACGTAGTAGCTCTCATTGAAAAGAATCCACTCACTAAGCTTAGCAGAAGCTATCAAAGTAAATTCATAACTAAAATAAAAAACGAATTCACAGAGAGTCAACAGAACTTGTTTGTGAGCAGCTTTTATTGTTACTTAAACCATGATTCACAGAAGGATTTTGTGGTGGACCTTGACAACGTATGGAAATGGATGGAATTTTCACGAAAAGACCCTGCTAAGAGGATGCTTGAAAAACATTTTACAGTGAATGTGGATTATAAAATTGCGCTCCACCGAAAAGAGGAGCGCAAAAACAAAGGAGGTTTTAATAAAGAAACAATTTTACTTACCGTGGATACATTCAAGATGATGTGCATGTTAGCTGGGACTGCTAAGAGCAAAGAAGTGAGACAATACTATCTCAAGTTAGAGCAGATACTCCAACAAATAATAAATGAAGAGTCACAAGAACTACGTTTACAATTACAGCAACAAGAACATAAACTTTTACAGCATGAAGAAGACAAAGATAAATTACTTGAAAAAACATTGCTTGAACAATTTCCTAAGAACGTTCAGTGCGTTTATTATGGATTGGTCGATGACAAAACAACAACTGGAGAAACCATTATCAAATTTGGAAATTCAAATAATCTAGCTGAACGTATTGAAGCTCATAAAAGCAAGTTTACTAATTTCCGATTGAGAGCGGCGTTCAAGGTATCGAATAAGCTTGCAATTGAGAATGAAATCAAGCAACATCCTGTACTTAAAAAACGACGGCGAAGTATTATTTTAAGTGACAACAAAAATTACACAGAATTCTTAGCAATTGATGATAACAATTTCACTATGGAAAAGATAAACGTTTACATCAAAGATATAATAGAGAAACACGAATACAATCTTGAGAATTACAAATTGCTTCTTCAAAAGAATTTGGAATTAAATGAAATGATAAATACTCTTGAAAAAGAATTAGAAGCACAAAAAGAAGAGAATGAAAAACTTAAAAAGTCTATACCAGTATGCACAGAAGAAGAACTAAGTATGAAATCCAGAATGAGTACACATTACATTTCCAAGTGTACATACATGTTGTATGTGTTTCAATGTAGACCTGATAGATATAAATATGGTATATGCAGAGTAAAAGACTTGCTAATGCGTACAGAAATATACAAAAAAAGTGATCCAAATGGTTTCATGAGATTGTCAGAAAAAGTTAAATATCCATTTATTGAAAAGATACTGATTTTTCTCTTAAAGTTACATTTAACATATTTAGGCAATGATGCAGTACAGGGTTGTTTTGACATTGTCAAGACCGCATTTGAAACATGCATTAAGCTTGAGGAACTGTTGACGCAGTCTGATATTAATGGAGTTTATAATAATATCGTGAATGTACTAGAAAGTGGGATAGCTTCAACAGAGCAAGTGTCCAAAAATCCTGAAGTACCAACAGTCCACAAAGCAAGACGACCAGTGGATCAAATTAACAAAGATACTAATCAAATTATTGCAACGTTTGAAAGTTTGGAAGCTGCTGGTCGAGCCATTGGAGTGACTGGAACGGCTGTTGGAGTTTCTTTGAGAAATAAGTCATTGTGTAAGGGATTCATGTTCAGGTACAGTGGAATATCACACGAAGATCAATACAAGGACCAACCAGTAATTAAAATTCAATGTTCAACTGGTGCTCGTACACACTTTCCAAATATTGCAGCAGCAGCTAAAGATTGTGGTATATCTGCACCAGGATTACGTAATCGTATTTTGACAAACGTTCATCGAGATGATTGTCATTGGGTGTTTGATAAAAATGCAACTCATTATAATAAAAATGTTGTTAATCAAGATTCTTAGTAATGATGTCCTTAAACGGTGTTAATTGGTTAAATGTTTTCAATACAGTTACATGAGACAAGCTATATATATCAGCAATAACTCTTGCTTCAATGTTAATATTGTATTTTTGTAGAATATAATATAAACATCCTACGCCAATTGATAATGGACTATGGTCTATAAGTAAGTCGTGACTATCACAAATATCTATAAGACACTTTACTTTATATATTAAACGGTCATCTATATTTATATTACGTTTCCTAAGACCTTCACGGATGCATTCTAACGGCGTTTTAACACCGTGAACATCTGTTTTTTTTAAATCAAGTTTTTTACTATTTACAAGTTCAATAATAATTTGTTCAGCTTTTGATATAAATTTGGCTTCTAATTTAATTGACTTGGCTAATTTAATGGCAGAAAAGTCTTTTGATACCATTTCAATACATAATAAAATGATACTGTCTTTAACTTTAGCTCGCTTGGTTCCTTCAAACTTTTTCACTGCATTATTGATTGTTAACACTGTTTCATAAACGCGTTGTACAAGCATTTCTGGGATACCAAGCTGCGAACAAAAGTCTTGTACGTACAATTGTAATTTATAATTGCTCTTTTCTTCGTTAGACCACATGTACCACTCTTGCATTTTAGATAATTTATCATGCTTGTTGTTGTATCGTCTTTGTATTTCGGGTTCAAAGGACTCATTTACAAATGATACTGATTGATCTGATACTAATCCACAATTTGTACATACTTTTTCATTGCTTATAATTTCAAACGCACTTTGTTCACATTGAACGCATTTTACTTTAATTTCATCACATTCTTCGATGGCTTTTAAACTATCAAGTTGATTCCATATTACATCTAAATCCATTATATTGAAATGTATTGTAAACTTTTTGCTTCAATTTTTTACTTTAAATTGTTTTAAGATATGTTTTCTTTCATTTGATGTCAGGTCTTTGTATTTGTGTTTTAAAGGATGAGTTAATAATGAATTTTCTTTAACATATTCTCGAAATTTGCCCTCAGCATATTCTTTGCTTTGTTCAATCAAATGTCTTCCAATAGATGTAGTTAGTTGCCCTAATGGTTTTAATATAAGATTGCCCTTATTACGTGAGACAAATCCATAAACACTGTTGAGAGAAATTTTAATAGCAAGTTGAGTAGAGTTTAAAATGTCCTCTAGTAATTTATTTTTATTTTCAGCAGCCTTTTCCATTTCCTTCTTTACTTTTTTACGTTCACTGTACAGTTCTTCTAACAGTGCCGGAACAACACCTTTATTCACGATTTCACCTTGTGCATTTTTATGTGGCTGTACTATTGTATACGAGTAATGAACCTCTTTTTTTGCATATTTTTCATCCGGTGCTCTACTTTTTTTCATAGGATCATGAATTCTACAAAAATAATGTCCATCTTCCTCAAAATACGCTTGTTTTCCACATACTTGGCCCTTGCTTTTTCCACTTTTACCAACACCTTCGCATGTATGTCGTAGTTTATATTCTATTTTGTCATCCCATTCAATTGTTTCATATTTTGTATCAGGACAATTTCTATATTTATCGTCGATAACTAGTGTACTGTAGCATAAATTCCTACTTATTTCAACTGTTGGATACAAACTGGCAAAATCTAGTACTGCAATATTTTCGTGATATAATCCACATGATGGTTGCAAAACTGTTGCACCTGTAAATGTATCGTCCAATAGGTCTTCTGATGACCAAATTCTTTGGATGTTATATTCTTGAAATTTGTATTTGTATCTTTTGTTATAGTACTCTTTGGACAATTCGGTATCTGACATAATGACAAATGCAGTTTCATCAATAATTTCTGATATTTTGCCGCTAATATTGATTCTTTTACCATCTTCTATACCCATGTTTATTTCAATGTATTCACCAAAATTGTCTTCACTTAAATTATGCTCGGATTTTGTTTTAATTTGTATTGGATATTCATCTTCATTAAAATTTGTATGTGGCACTAAGAAATTCATTTGCCTTGCTTTACGTAAAACTTGTGAATATACTTTTATAGTTTGTCCTCTTGTAGTGAGAAATCCAATCGGGACATATGTGACATTTGCTAACTGAATTATATTTGTAAGAATCAATTGCTTGTCAACAAGCTTTTGTAAAAGTTCAGTGTCTTGGATACAGTATTCCGCAATGTGTCTTATCTTTTCAGGAGTTCCTTCTTCATAGTACTTGAAAATTTCTTTAGCTCCAACATCATGTTTACCTTCTTTTAATATTTCATTTGCAATGTTGTCTAATTTGTAACTAGAATATTTTTTCATACCTCGTTTATAATGAATTAAAAGATCATAGTTGAGTCTACCTGGAACGTATAATCTATAATATTCATTGTCACCATAAGCACTTGAACTAAAATATTCTTTCTTTATTATTGCTTCCGTTTCAGTCAATCTACTTAACTTTCTCATTACGTAATTGGTCAGTCCCAATAAAGCTGCACGTTCTTTAAGATACATACAATCAAACGCGTCGCCATTATAAGTATAAAATATGTCTGGATCCATAAGGGATATTGTATCAACCCATTTTTTAATAAGCTCTTTTTCTGTCTTACACTCTTCCACAACCACTTTAGGGTCATTTATATGCGCACATTTTTTCAAGGTCAACAAATGTTTGACACTTAATTCATTGTCTCCATAATATTTGTAAGTTGTAGCTATTTGAAATATTTCATTGGGATATTTGTCTCCAACTTTCCTGTTAGGGTCAGGAAATGTATAATCATGAGAATACACTTCAATGTCCCAAGATGCTTGTAGAAAACGTGCCATGTCTTTTTTATTACGTAATGACACTACATGTTTGTAATCAATTTCAACTTCTAATTGTGTGTTAGCAGAATCCGACGTAATTCGATACTTGTTTTTAGGTAATTGTATCCATCCGGCCATTAATACGTCTTTGATATGACAATATCTCATAAAAGGTTCAAAATTACTTTCGTACAATTTAAACTTTGTAGGTTTTTTTGTAACTTGTGGAATTGATACAGGCTTCTTGAATAGGTATCTACTTTTCATCATCGCTGAGTAGTTGTTAAAAATTAGTTGAACATATTTATACGTCTTCCCATTTCTGAATCCAAACAAATCTTTTTTTTCAACAATAGTTGACAAATGTCTACCGTTTTCTTTGACCAACAAATTGTTGAATTTTCTGAGATAATAACTAGATTCAACATACGATAAAAATCGTACTAAATCGACTTTAGAAAAAGAATTAGATACTTTGATATAATAAAATGGTTTGTATCCAGTGATTTTACACGTTATACTAGCACCTTCTTCGGTAACTCCAAATGCTCGTATTGTGTATACGCTGTTGTTGATGTCACTTTTCTCACTAATCTCTGTTTCACTTTCGTCATCATTGTCTTCGTCTTGTGCCCACCATTCAATAATTTGCATTTTGATATCATTTTTATATGTATCATTTAGTATATGTGAGCGTGCATATGTTTCCATTGTAATTTAAATTGGTCAATATTTATTAAATTTTTTGTGAACTAATTTTTTAAATGGATAATATAATGTATGATATAATATACAAGATATACTTTTACGTTGATGACTATAATACTTTAGAACATTTTTGGGTACTTAATAAAACATTCAATGTGAATTACATGCAGAAATACAATGCTCCATATCAACATCGTTTAAATGTGTTATTTCATACTTTGTGTGACTATCTTGAAAATCCAGAAAATGTTTCATTGTGCAAGCTTTTAACATCAGAAGATTTAACATACACAGGTAAAAACTTATTAAAACGTGATTTGCGAATGTTGTATTATGCTATACGTGAATTTTTGTTGAAACAATTAGAGACATATTACTCAATAAATTTTATACAAAGTGTCAGCCATTCTCTTATAAATATAATGATGATGCAAGGTTATGTATTTCTTCAACATATGTTCATCATTAACGTGCATAAATCAACACTGACGTTTATTCCTCTCATCGATTGTAAGGGTCAGTACCTGTCTCATTTAATGGGAAGTTTTAATAGAAACTGTTCATACTCTTTTATTAAAACACAAATAAAGTTATGGGAGACACTTTTGATTAATTAAAATATTGTTCGTGTAATTGTTTTCGTTGTTTGTGTAATCCCTTCTGAATTCTCGCTTTTGTATATTTTTCAAACGTTGTTAATAAAATTGTATTGTATCGTTTACTTTTATACCTTATTGGTGTATTCGTTGTAGGACACAATACTTTCAAGTGTGTATCAATAATACGTTCTTCAAATATGTTCATTTGGTTATATAAACGTGTTGCATGTTGTTTCAGAAATTGTTTAATTACATTGTAGTTATGTGCCAATACATCGTCATTTTGTCGATTGTATCGAAACTGTACCATATGCTTAATGATATCAAATTTACAAGTATCACAACAGTCAATTAAGGTTGAAAGTGAGAGGTCAAGAGGTTTGTATCCAAACAATTTTTTTAATGATTTTAATGTAACTGCATGTTTACTAATCTTATAAAGATTTTCGAATGAAACGGTTATATTTTGTAATACCACAGTGTAATAAGAAACAATTACGTTGTACGCATTGAAGCTCATATTATTGTATATAAAGTCAATAAGATACTTGTGATTTTTTGTGTTACACATGCTCATTTGTAAAATATTCGGTATTGTAATTAATGATGTAATTGAATGTGGAATTGTGTATGTTTGTTCGTATTTTGTTAACATGTTATTAAACATATGGTTTAAACAGTTATTATAAAATACATCCACAATACAACATGACAATGTATTTTTCAAATGGAGTTCAAGATAAGTTTGAGATAGTTTCTTATCATTGTAAGTTCCCAGTTGTCCTGCTCGTCTAAGTTCTTGTGATACAATATATCCTTCAATATTTTGAATTCTGTTGTAGAGTGTTTTATTAAGACGTTTAATTTTAAGAACGTCTTTAATATGAATGTATTGATAAAGTTCAAGGAGTGTGTTATCAGATAATGTTGATATCATTATAAGATAACAACAGTATTTTAAAGTCATTTTTTTTAGAAAACTGGTCTTCCATGACAGTTTATATTTGGCATATAATGTTCAAACCAAATATTGATAGCAATAGGGGTATTGGTATTGTCTTCCGAATAAGTATAATTGTGTTTAATATTGTATCCAATACTTTTCATATATTCCTGTAATGTCTGAAATTGTTCAGATGATATTGTATTTGGGGTAATGTGTTCACCAAATAATCTTTTAGCACCATTTATTAAAATGTTCATGAGAATTTGAAAAACGGTTATGTTTTGCTGTGCAGTAGCTGCTGTCAGATCGATTGTATAAGAATGTGGTGGTTGAGGTGGTTTAGAAAAAATCAAGTCTACTATTTCATTAACAGTGACATTCATTAATCTTACGCAATAAAAATAATTTTACTAAATTGTATCACTAATCATGCAATCATTGTCACTGTCTGTAACACAGTCATTAAGTTTTTGTAGCTCTAGTTTCTTAATTTCATTAAGATATAGCTTCTGTAAAAACACTTGTTTTTCATGTTCTGGTTGAGCTACATATTCTAATTGTTTATCAAAATTTGTGAGAAATTTATTCTCAAAATTGTGTGTAAAAATATTAAGATACTCTAAAACATTGTTTATGTATAAATCGTCACGTTTTATATTAGTAATACGTATTTTAGAATCTAGTTTTTCTACAAGTTTTGTCTGATTAATATTAAGCATCCACATATATAATTGGATTTGTGTATTTTCGTATTCCCTTAGTCTATTAAAGAAAGACTTTGTTCTATTTTTAACTTCAACTATATAACTTTCTTTGGGGTCTTTGGTAATGTAGAGTCCATCGCATTTTCCACAAATATACCACTGAAATTGAGAATGTCGTAGAACCTTAGCATTAAACTGTTGACTCGTATCTAATGACACATTGAATTTTTTCTCAAACATATGAATAGCTGATTCTTCTTTTAGAGTTCCGTGAGTTTTATTAATATAGGATTCTGCAGATTTCAATGTTTCTCGTTTTGTTGCTTCATCTAAATTAAGCTCGTTTACAAGATTGTTGACTAATTTTTTTTTATCTGTTGTCGTCGTATTGTCTGACTCAATAGTTTCGATGTTGCTTTTTCCAATGTGTTTTTCCAACTTTTCTTTTTGTGTTAGGTCAATATTGTCAACATATTTTTGAGTAGTGATTCTTTCGTTGTTTATGCAGTCTTCTTTTTTAGTCAATTCTCCTAATTTTTTGGAATATTGTCTTGATGTAATTTTTTGAGCTTTGAAATCTGATTCTAGATATCCTTTTTCGAGTGTAATGTTGTCAAGTTCTTGGTTGTATGTAACAAGTGTAGTCTTGTAATGTTCAATAACACGTTGATAACCTTCACGATCGCATTTTTTCCACAATCTCTCAAAAGGTGTTATGTAATCCCATTTGTTTTGTCCAATAAATGAAGCAATATCGCTAATGAATACATATATTTTTCTTGACATTATTTCTAGACACAATTTAAACAAACTTTTAAATTACTTTAAATTACTTTAAATTACTTTAAATATCTTCAATTTTAAAATCACTTATTTTAAATGGTTTTCCACCAAATAGAATCATTTTTTCATTAGTTTTATTAATAATATGTGTGAGAAGCTCGGGGTTATCATGAAGGCATACTTTATATAATGCTAACAATGGTTTAGCTAATTGGTCAATGTAACAAAGTCTGTTAAGTTTTAGATTATTAGAAACAATGTACTTTGGATCTTCAGCAAGGTCATATTTTTGAATATGTTTTGGATATCTTGAGTCTTCTACAAATGCAAAGGCAATTCTATCCCCAATTTGAACTTCTTCATTACGTTTAAGCATTTTTTGAGCTAGAGAAATATGAGGTAAACTAAACTCATGCAGGCAAGCAAACGTGTTTTTACACTTTATGCAAACAGTATTGTGTTGATTGTTTAAAGTTTTGCATTTTGGTTTATCACATTTCAACATCCATTCGCACTTTTTTTTACAATGTCTACAAGAGTATTCTTTGCCAATCTGGGCTGATATTACTAAATCATCCAATGGAATACTGTAGCATGAAATGTCATCAATGAATTTAAAATATACATTTGCACTTTCCTCAAGAGCCACTTTAGTATTCTGGAACTCATTAGACATAATAGTATCAATGACACTTTTATAACACTTTTTAACCATTTTACAGTAATCTCTTCGAGTAAGTGCAATACCTTTAGCGTCAATACCTTTTAACTCGAAAGGATTTTTCATATTTTCAAATTTCTTTGCAATATAACGTTTTTTGGTTAGTAAAATGAATGGTTGAAATACTTTTTCAAATTCAAGGACTATAGGGGGTCTATCAAAAATGTCATTGGTTAGTTTATTGCCACATACAGTTGCAAGTTTGAATGTATCTTTTCTATTCTCTTCAAAATCGTTTCTATTGAATTCAAATTTCATAAAAATACTATCTGTATTGGAAACAATAATTTGCCCCAACCCTGCTTGAAATCTTCCAATATCAGTTTCAAGGTCATACACAAAATCTGTTGTACTTGAAAGCTTGTATACACATTTTACTTTGTTGGTATTAACCGTATCAATTACTTTTGAGTACGTTAGCCAAAACATATTGTTTACTTCGTTTATTAAAACATTGTAACCAAGTTGAGAAAGGATGAAATATAAGCCCTGTGCTTGTAGTTGTGAATCAAATTGCAACTGACTACATCCTATACGTTCATAATCAGAACGTACTTGTTTAATGGATTTATAACCATCAAGAAACTCTTGCATAATTGTACATGGGCTGTTTAGAATAAAGTCTGGTACTGACTTGGTAGCTTTATTATAAAAGAGTGATTTGTATTTGTGTGATAAGCTATGTGAGGTTGCAAGAATATTTTTATTCTTGATAAGGAAAGATTCATATGGATACAATTTATTTAATAAAGTAAGTATTTTGTTGATTACGTCATTATCAAGATTACGTAATGACCATTCTGTTCCGTCTATTTCACCGCAACCAAAAAAGACACCGAATATATATGGTGCAGAGGGTAAATAGTCATTGTCAATGTGTTTAGGATGATCAAAATACATACGTTGCGTTAATAGCAAAGTTTCTTTATTAATTTTATTAGGAGTAATTTTTTGTAGACAATCTGTTAATAAAGAATGATCTTCGGTCACATCTACTACTCCAGCATTTGAAACAACTCTATATATACATTTCTCAGTACGATGACGAATGACTTTTTTTATATTTGTCCACCCTTTATCTGACCATACTTGTAAATCACGTGTTCCATATTGTTTTTCTAATCTAATAGAAGTATCAAACAATTTGAATTCAGGATATTCTGTCCATGTATTGCACAATTTTTGAATAATATCGATAAATATGTAATTTGTTAATGGGTTTCTTAAAAGCAATGGTGTAGTACCGGTGACTGAATCTCCGTAGATAACTTTTACATTTAGATCCAATGGTACGTTTGGATCTCCTTCAAATGGTTCATTTGTGACATGAACATGATATTTTTTATTGTTCCAGTCATATGTTATTTGAATCTTTTGTTTAGGATATTCTAATCTAAGGCTTGAATAAACTTTTTCTAAATCTTCAATATTTGTTACTTGATACATTTGTGATACGTTTATGTAATAAAATCTTTAAATAAAACCAAGTTTGTCTAAAAAATTCGTTTATTTTTTTTTTCTTATCTATAATTATAAAACAAAACATCAAAAATGTCTACATCGCCTATGTATTTCGAACAACCGATTATTATTTTAGATACTACAGAGGCGCTTAATCTTACGACAGGATCATTTGTGTTGTATGGTGGATTGAGTATTAAAGCAACTTATGACAGTGCAAGCAAATCATCAGGAGCATTTGTGATTGGAGGTGGTGTTGGTATTGGACGCAAACTTTATGTTGGAGAGACTGCAAACATTGAGGGTGTAACTACCATTACCAATTCTACACAAAGTGTCGGAACTGGTTCTGGTGCTCTTGTTGTTGCTGGAGGTGCAGGAATTGCGAAAGATGTATTTATTGGTGGAGACGCCACAATCGCCGGAAATCTTTATGTTAATGGAACAACGACTGCTGTTAACACTACAACCGTAAATATTAAGGACAATACTCTTATGCTAAATTCTGGTCCAGCAGGAAGTCGTGATGCTGGTGTCATTATTCAAAGGTATCAGACAGCAAACAACCTTGGAGAAGGAGATATTGTTTCGGCATCTGAACCTCCTGCATTTTCAGATACATTTGAATCGGGTTCTACTACAACTGTTGTTGTTTTTGACGAGTCTGCAAGTGCAGCCGATAATTTTTATAACAATTGGTGGATCAAGATCACTAATGGAGCTGGTGTAAACAATGTTAGACAAATTACGGATTATGATGGAACATCCAAGTCGGCTACACTTGGTTCAGCATTGACAGCGGCACCATCACTTGGAGATTCGTTTGCATTGTACAACAGAAACTTCATGGCACAATACTATGATGAATCTGCTGATGAATTGATTTTTGGATATTCTGTAGATGTATCAGATATTACAACTGATATTGCATCGTCTGGTTATGCAAATGTTCGTGCACAAGGACTTTGGGCAACCAATGCAACCATTTCAAATGTAGTGGCAACTGCATTTTCTGCTGGAAGCATTGCTATTTCATCTGCCGATTTGCAAACCCTTAAAGTATCACAATCTGCAACTATTGCAAATGCCTGGATTGGACAAACAACTGCCGGTTCTCTAAATGTAACAGGAAATTCGATTCTTCAAGGGCATGTCACTGCGGGTGCTCTTGCTGTAACTGGTGAGTCATTCCTCCGAGGAGCTGTTACTGCAGGTGCTCTTAATGTTACTGGAAACTCTATTCTTCAAGGAATGGTAACTGCAGGTGCTCTTGCTGTGACTGGAGAATCATTCCTGCGAGGAGCTGTTACTGCAGGTGCTCTTAATGTCACTGGAACAAGTATTCTTCAAGGAACCGTTACTGCAGGTGCTCTTGCCGTTACTGGAGAGTCATTCCTACGAGGAGCTGTTACTGCAGGTGCTCTTAATGTGACTGGAACAAGTATCCTTCAAGGAGCTGTAACTGCAGGTGCTCTTGCCGTTACTGGAGAGTCATTCCTACGAGGAGCTGTTACTGCAGGT